AATAGTTGTAATATATTCGCAATTTTCTGTTGATAATTTTACGTCAACCATTGTTATTTTATTTTTTGGCTTGTACGTAACACTATCTACCTCTATTGTTATTGGTGTTATTGTTACGTTGTGTTCAGGAAATTTATATGTCATATTTATAAAGTTAAATCAGAAGTATTGAAATTAGCACAAACAGTTCCACCCCTACCCGATGATGATGTTCTTATGTCGCTTACAATTAGATTAGCTGTGGTTGTTGAACGCATACAATAGTTGTTCGCTGTTGTTGTTGGGTCAACATTAGCTGTCCACTGTACTTGCGTTGCAGTGTTGTGCGTAAATATCTTCGCTGTGGTGGTGTTGAAGTGGGTAGAATACGACAATCCGCTCGGATTTGTCATTGTGTTAATAGCAATAGAACTGAACTCTAACAACGTAGGTACTCGCCACGTTAGTCCATGAGTAGTTAGTGCTGCCGCATTACTTACTATGGTCGCAAAGTTAATTCCTGTATATAATGCGAGATTGTGATGCCACGCTCTCCCTGTGTAGTGGTCGTAAATTATTCCGTCAGGGAACGCTAATACGTGCGATGCTACTGCACCGCTATTCTTATCTTTCCAAGTGTTGCTTACTTCGTCATAATAACTTCCTGTACGTCCTGTAAAACGCTTTAGATGCCCGAAGGGGTTTGGCGTGTAACTAAGGAAGTTCAACGCATCGGACAGCATATACACTCTGCTAAGATTGGTGTAGGTCGGGTGTGATAAACGACCATTATTATATTGGTCTCGCCAATCTCCTGTAACGCTCGATGCAGGTAGAACGGAAGAATGTAGTTGATGTGCGTTTGGGTTGACTGGCATTGGTGTCATTCGTCCTTCTGCTATTGCTACTACCTGACCTGTTGTAAGCTGCGAAATTAAATCAGCATTAGCCAATGCGTTTATTTGTGTGCAGCTTAAATTAATGACGGATTTTTTTGTTTCTCCCACTCCGTTAGGCTGTGTCAATGTAATATCTGGTAATATCTTAGTTCCCTCTGCCTTTACTGTTGTTGTATAGCTTGCATCAGAATTTTGTATTGTTGCATCGGCAATTCGCCATGTGCCACTTATATCACTACCTACGTTATCGACTGCGGTGTTCTTTACTGGAATGTTTGCTGTTTCCGTTGCCTTTACAGTCGTGAATAACGATGAATTAATATTGATAGTACTATCTGCAACATTGTAATTTACCAATCCACCACTGGGTACAGATTGACTACTGATTAATACGCTGTCGCTCTTTCTTACTCGCACTATGCCGTCTGGTGCTTCCAGCGAAAGATAACCCTCCGCTGTAATACTACCTTGTGCCACCATGTCTAATGCAGTATTGAACACTTCGCAATTACCATCGCTAATAATAATATCTTCACTCGCTCCGCTTGGGATAGCTTCGGTTTTTAAAGTCGTTCCTACACTATCTTTTATTACTGCTGTTGCATCGGCGCATACAATAGGGTTTGGAATCTCTACTACTCCACCTGCAATAGTTCCTACTGGTGTACCGTTTTCGTATTCTACTGGCACTTCTAACGTGCCACCACTTGCTACCGTATCGAACAGGTTGCCGTTTACGGTTACTGTTGCATCGGCACATGGACCGCCGCCACCAGAGCAAGTGTAAGCCTCTCCTGCATTCTTGCTTATTATACTAAGTCCGTCAACAATAGTAACTGGTTTGCATTTTGGCGATTTGCTTTCTGCAATATCTCCATACACATAGCAATCTTCGTGGTGTAAATATTCTGCTAAATTTTCATCAATATTTGTGCTGCTACTTTGCTCATATAAATACAAATCCCAACCGCCAACTCCCAACGCTACTTCGCCATTTAGAATATCCTCTGTTCCCGTTCCTACTTCTACAAGCGTTAATATTATTGCTCCTATTTGTGTTGAACTATCAGTACAAATGCAGCGTTTAATTGCTCCTGTATCTTCTTTTACAAACTTTAAAAGAAAATAAGTTTCTGTTTTATTAACATAAAAAACAAGTTCGTTGCTGCTATCTTGGTTGATGTTTATCATTACAAATAATGTCCTGTTACTCTGAAATGATGTTTTACTAAAGTAGAAAAATTATCGTTCAATGTTATCGTTACCTTATCCTCGTTATCGCCTTTTAAAATTATTCTACCAAATCGTTCTTGCATTTTACTGTCTGAAATTAATAAGCAATGTGCCCCTGCTCCTGTGCCCTCTGAATATACTGTATAAGCCGCTAATCGAAATAAATCTCCGTTGGTTGTTACTTTAATTCCATCGTTAATTTTGTAAGTAACTCCACCCAAAACAATCTCAATATCGTATCCATTTGTAATTGTTCCAGCTGCAATAGCACCATAGCCATCTATTGGGAATGCACCATCGTCTTGAACATAATATTGAATAGAATGTAAGTCTATTACCTCCCCTGCCGCTGGTTGATAATAAAAAGTCGCAGGAGAGACAGCATAATTTCCGTTTGCGTTAATCGTTCCTGTGCCATCTCCGTTAGTAGATAATTGTATTGATAATGGTATTTCCGTTACTGCGGTTGAACTTTCGTTATCTAAATAGTTTTGTATTTCTTCAACTAATTCAGAGAGCGTGTCGTAACGTGGTTGTGTTATCATTGTGAATGGTAACGCCTCTAAGGTTGTTTTTGGTACTGCAAGGCTTCGCTCCGTTATTACCAATTTGCCATCAATACCAAATACCGAAACGCTGTCCTTATCGTACAATAGCACGTTATCTTTATCACGAACTACTTTTATTTTTTCTGCTAAATTTATTATTTGGCTCATAATTTTTTATTTAAAAAACGATACCACTTTTACCGTAGCCGTTTGTTTTTTTGTTTAAGTCGCAACAATCGCTCTGCATAAATTCAGGGAATAAAGCGTAATTCTCTACTAACCAACATCGCATTTCTTCGCTGTAAAATTCTGCTTGTGCTAAAGCGTTCTTCATGCGTATATCAAGTATCTTACTATCTACCGCCTCTCCGTCATTGCTTGTTTTCGTTTGTATTCCTGTTGGTGTTATCTGCGAATGTAACGCAGGTAATGCTCTATACAATACCCACCACGCCAACGCAGGTTTAATTTTTTCAATTAAATTATCTTCGTCAGTTGTAAGGTCGTTATCTTCAACCCCTGTAATTAGCCTATCATACAAAGGCTTTGAAATTAAAGAACGTATATCTCTCTTTTCGGCAATATCAATGTATTGCGAAAATCTTTTAGCGTTTACGTTGTTGTTTAAGTCCGTAAAATCTTTTATTTCTTGTTCGCTAATTAGTGCCATCGGTTGCTGTTTTTGTTGCGTTTATCATCAAGTCCTCTACCTTGAAATCTTCTTCTAACTGCAATATTCTTTCTCTGTATTCTCTTACTGTCATTGAGTGCTTTATCATGTCATCGCTCGATAAGAAGTTGAAAGGAGTGCTTTCTACTAAACTAATTTTGCTTTTAATTCCGTTCAACTCCAACAAAGTATTTAAGATATTTTCTATCTTTTTTTGGTAAGGAAGTATCGTTATGTTTTGGAAATATGATAAACTTTCTCTTATCGCTTTTCCGCTGTCGGCTAAGCCTACCTTTATTTGTATGTTCGCTAAGAAAGGTGGTATTTGATTTGCTGTAATTAAATTTTCATTGATATTTCTTGCCATGAAATCAAACATCTCATGTGAATTATTGGCAGGTAAATTATTTACTTCGGGCTTTCCATCTGCCCCTGTACTCCATGTCAATACTATCTCCCCTGCATTGCTATCTCCTGCAAATCTTTTCTTTAATCCCTCTAAAACTCTTTCTTGTTTGTCAATGTCGGACAAATCTTCGTAAACGTGAATATGCGTGTTACCTGCCATTCCGTTTTTAATCATATTTTTCATCAAGTTAGAAACCTTTGCAGCTTTCTCTAAGTCGTTTACCGCACCATTGTAACGTGGTGTAGTATAATATATTTGTGTTGGTTTTTGAAATATTTTATTCTCCCAAATATAACCGTTCTTACTTCCTCTTAGCGGCTTGTTTGGGTTAAATGCAGGAACTTCTTTTGGCTCGTAAATCCTGAATTCAGGCATTGAAAAGTTCTTACGTCCTGTTGATTTTCTCCAGTCTAAGCTCCAATAATAATTCTCTACGCCTGTTGCAAAATCGGTTATCTGTCCTGTGCGTACTGAACTACCATCTAATACCGCTATTCTGCCAATGCCTCCCCCTCTGCTTGGTACTACATTCACATAAGAATTATCGAAAAATGTATATGATGTAGCAAGTTCTGATATAGTGTTGGCAAGTCCGTTGCCGACCTCCATAAAAAAGTTTTCCGTTGCCGCTTCGTTGCCCTCAATATTATAAGCATCGCCAATTAAAAACCTGCGGAATATCTGTAACATCGAGCAATGCACCGCTACACTATCGTATAACTCTACTAAGTATTGCGGATATAGATTGTCCTCGCCAAAATAAACGTAAGGAGTATTACGCTTGGTAATTTCCTTTGCATCATTAGTCTTTAGTTCGTCTAACTTCAGAATGATAACGCTTGGTTCTTTAGGCTTTTCCATACAAAGGCAATTTTAATTAAACTCTTTTATTTTTGTGTTTCAAATATTGAAATAATTATCAACTTCAATTACCGTTCTATTTGTGAAATATTGCAAATCCCTTTTTTCTTCGATATGATAATTGTCATGTTCTTCAACTAAGCTATCAATCTTGCCAATCCAATTTATTTTACTTGCTGCATTGTCAAACTTCTTTCGTATGTCTTTCCTTACCATGCTGTAATGATGCAGCATTACTTCTTCTTGCTTGAACTCGTAGAAATTGTTACTCGGAAAGAAGCAACAAGCAGGGTCAACGTAAACAGGATAAATGCCATGCCTTATAGTAATCTGTGGTGTTATCTCTGTAATAAACGGCATATAATAATCTTCAATAGGTGTTACTTGCCACGTTGGATATTTGTAATAAGTAAACATTCGTGTAGCAGTATTTTTATATCCCTTTTCTATTATTAATTTTTTTGCAAATTCAATTTCTTCTGCCCTGTAAAAATGGTCGTGTGCCATCAAGATAAAATGAGTGTAGCCCTTGCTACGTGCATAATCAATCGCTTCTAAATATTTTATTCTTTCGTTTCTCTTAGTGTTCCACACTCCATTGGGAACGTAGTTAATCCAATCGCCATCTAACTGTGGACGTACCTCATCGCACTCCTTAAAATGGTTTGAATAATGTTGGTGCGAAAATATTACTCCATCAACATAGGGTCGTATGTGCTTGTAAGATTGCTCTAACATTCCGTAATCCCACAAGGTGTAGATAGCTGCTAATTTCATACGCTTACTTTTATAAATAATCTTTCGTTTTGGTTTGCCGTTAACTTACCAAATTGCCCTACTTGATTTATTTTAAAACCGCATTTTAAAAACAATGTTGTAAGAGTGTATAAAGTAAAATGCTCCACAACGGTAGGGTCGGGAACATAGTTAGGGTTGCTGTTTAAGTCCAACCAATCTTTGTTAGGAGTTACTACTATAATATTTTCAAAAACTCGTTTTTTTAATTCCGATAAAACCAAAATAGGATTTTCGATGTGTGCCAATGAGTGCATGAATATTACTTTTGAGAAATAATATTTTTCTAAATTATCAACGAAATATGTTTTTTCTTCATCGACAAATCTTGTCTTATCATATCCAACGCAACTCACTCCATACCCCTGTATCTTCTCGCATAGCGTACCAATACCACAACCATAGTCTAACACGCTATCGTTATCGTTTAACTCCAACAAGTCGCAAATAAATTGCATTTCTTCTTTATATTTTTCGGTGCTGTTGAAATCTTTTAATTTTTCTTTATAGTCCATGTAGTATATTTTTTAGTCTTTCTCCTGCGGCTTTGTAGCTGTGGTTTTCCTCTACCCATTTCCTTGTTGCAATCTGCTTTTCTTTGATGTCAATATTCATAACGCCTTGCAGCTTTTCTTTAAATTCCTTTTCGTTATTACAAATCAATAACTCCGTATTTCCATAAACTTTTGAATACTCATTATTATTTTGATTTGTTATTATTACACGCCCTTTACACGCTGCTTCAAGTGCTGTTATTCCCCAACTGCCGTAAGGCTGTAATCGTTGTTTTAAGTTAAACATTTCAATATAAATTCCGCAATTATCATATCGTTTTAACTGTTCTTTATAACTTACCTTTTCTGTTTTTAAGTCAAGCCCATAACCGCATTGACGTACTAACCTACCTACCATTACCGTTCCTTTATTATCAATGTTACTTGGGTAATGTCCTATGATTTTACTACCGTTTATGTCTGCTTGTATTCTTTCTGTATCTATTGCCCCTACTAAGTATTGAGCGTTCTTCGCTCCCATGTTTGCAAACTCCCCCAACGCTATAAACACTTTATCGCACATTGCATTGAACAACTTATTATATCTGTCAGGCTGCTGCCTATACGCTGTGCCTGTGTGCCAAACGCAGTACTTTTGTGAACGTCTTTTGTTTTGTGAAATGTACCTTGCTAAGTTTAAGTCGGAGTGCATAAGTTGAATTACATCTGCCTTTTTAAATTCCTCATTCAATAAATTAAAACCGTAAATAGTGCTTTCTGTTTCATAATTAAATTCATGCGGAAAAGCTTTTATATCAACACAATCAACGCCTACACTACGCAACGCATTTGCGTTATCATGCGAAAAGTTAGCGTAGTCATGGCTGCATAAGTTAAGAACACGCATAATATTTAGGTAGATTAATTACATGGTTATAAATTTCTGTTTGATAGTTTGCTCCAAATCTATTTCGAGCATTATCTTCTCTGCCTTGATAATAAATATAAATCGGCTCGTAAACTATTCCTATCTTATCCTTTCCGCACATCTCTAAGGCTGCGAACATTGTCGGGCTTTCAGTAGTTGCTTTAATCCAACTACTTTTATAAATAAAATCTTCTTTTTTTATTCTCTTAAATATCCACGCATACATCGTGTTTAATGCTGTACTTCTATATTTTACTTTGCGATAACTTCTATGTTCATGCACTATATCCTCAAACTCTAAACTAAAATCTACTGGCAATCCTGCTCCGTTTTGATTAACCCAATTACCATACGTCATACTCTTACCGTTATCATAATGCTTCTTTACAACCTCCAACGCATCTAATCTTAATTTATCGTCCATGCCTAATAACACTATAATATCAGTATCTTTAGCGTGTTCGTGTATTACGTCATAACGCCTTTTCGCTGCTCCTAAATTTTCTTGACAAAGTATTTTATTTACGTGAGTTAATTTATTTATCTCAATCGCTGTACTGTCTGTGCTGCCGTCATCAATAAACCATGCCGTCCAATTATCATACGTTTGTCCTATTAAACTTTGCCAACATTCTTGAACTTTATTAGCACAATTATACCCTGTTACTACAATGAAAAATCTCATCTTATATTTAATAGTTTATACTTGTTTTTTAGTGCCACAAATGCAGGAAATAATCGCTCACAAACAAATGGGTGGTAAGTAAAATAAGGCACTCCAAACATTTGTTTTACCCTTTCTAAATCTACTCTCTTAGCATACGGATACATACTATCTTGCATACACATTTCTGCTAATTCAGTTTCCATTATTTCTATTGACGGCTTTAAAATTTCATTGTAAAATTCTTCTACAATTTCACTTCTCGCAATCCAGTAGTTATAGTAGATAACTGGCATTTCCAAAGTCCTTATGTCATGACCTAATTTATCGAATAGTTTTACTCCAATATCATATAGTAGTGGATGCCAAACTTTATCACGCTCCCATAAATTTACGTGCTTCCATTCTTGATATTGTGCTTTGGTATGTCCGAAAAAAGAATAAATATCGGCTTCGTTTTTATTGATATAAAAATCAATGTCATTCCCTCTTAACCCTGTCTTATCTTTGAACTTGTAACTCACTACTCCGAAGTAATCCGCTTCCTTGTGTTTGCCTTGTTCTATAAGCCCTGCGATAATATCCGTTTCCAAATATTTAGCCCTGTCATCACTCCGCAATGGATTGAAAACAGGGCTAAAATATGTATCTAATCTCTGCTTCTTATCGAAGTAGATTTGGTAGATTTTAATATTCTTCAATGAATAATCCGATTGGAGTTTTTGCGTACAATTTTACAACATTTTCGGTCAAGTGTATCGCTTCGATAACACTTCCCTTATAAGTCATTTTTGCAACTCCGTTCTTAAACCGATAACGCTTTACCTTTTCTTTAGGCGTAGGTTTTTCAGTTTGTTCTTCTTCAATGATGAATTTGTTTTTTTTAGTTTCTTTCTCGTTCATAGTTTAGTTTTTTTTAAAGTACATATCCTTCAACCAACGCATCGGTATTAGCATCTGAGGTGTTGTAGAATTGCTTACGCTTTCCGTTGTTCACTCCTGTAAATGTTAATAGCGTTCCTGTTTCATCGCCTGTCTTTGCTCCGTCAGTAGTAGTGTCGCCTGTTAGCTTCACGCCTCCGCTTTCTCCTACTACCCACCATTGTCCTTTTTTTGTTTTGTAAAGTATAATTACTGGAACGTCAATCAAATCTTCAACTGTACTGCGTGTATCGTTTGAAGTGTTAATAGTACGTCCTAAGAATGTTTGGTTGTAATAGCTTCCTGCGGTTTCGCCTGATACTAATTCCTCTGTGAAGTTGATAGTATTATCGTGCAACTCCATAACGTACATACCGCTATAAGAGAAGTCAAAACTGATACCATCTATTTGTCCCGGAGTAGTTTCGGTAAATGCCACTTGGTCGAAGTTTGCAATGTAGATTTTTGAAGATTGTACGCCAGGTACTCCGAACTTGTCGGCACACGATGGCTTTATAATTCCTGATGTTATGATGCAACTTGCCATAATTTATATTTTTAATTTTGTTATTTTTTATTGTTTATTTTTTTTCTCTTTTTTCAAAAAGTAGGGCTTTTACACCCTACTCTTTTTAACTAAAAACTAAGCGAGAACTAAAAAAATCTTTTATTACCAACGTCCTACTGGTAGTACGTATTCCGGATTTTGAATGAATGTGCCAATTTTAATTTCGCAATCAACAAAGATTAAATCTTTTTCGCTGCCCGTTCCTTGTGTTACTTCGATGTTAGCCCAATCAGAAGTCAAGTCGGTTGCAATCCAAAAAGTGTCTTTGTTCAAGATGAATGAACGTCCTGTTCCTATTAAACCTGCTACTGGTACAAATCTAATGTTTGTTCCCATGATAACACTTTGGTTTAATCTTGCATACTCGCTGTTTGCTCCGTAAGTAAGCATAATGTTTCTGCTATATGCCATTGCCACCGCAGGGTCGCATATACATATCCAGTTAGCACCTGCAATCGCCTGTGCGTAAACTTTAGCAGGTAGTGTATCTACTGCTGTGTTGTATGTGCTTACAGCGTTAGTTTGCGTTATGATAGCAGATGTTACTTGTGCCGAAGGAATAGTAGTCGCGGTAATTAAATCGTTTATACGAGTAATATAACCGTCAAATAAATTTAAAGACGAGATAGTACTAGCACCACCTGCTTCGCCATGATGTAAAGCTACTTCAATACTTTCAGTCCATTTCTTCAATGCGTGTTGCACGATACCTAAGCCTTGTGGTAGGTTTTCTTTTTCATTCATCGCACCTAATGGTAAGTACTGATTAGTGAAGTATGTTCGTAATTCTTTTGTACAAAAGTCCTTAAACAATCTTACAGGAACAACTTCTACATCGTACTGTCCGGTTGCGAACTCGCCTTTAGAAGTTGGAGTACAAGTATTACCTGCTTGTAACACATCGTAATCATCATCTGTCCACATTGGGAATTTTGCTTTATACTTTTGTCCTTCTAACATATTAGCTACTGCTACTGTGTCAAGGGATAGGAAAGACTTGTCTAATAGTTCCCCTGCGTTTTCTTTTGTGTATGCACTAAGTGCACCTAAATCAAATGTTGCCATCTTTATTTTTTTTTAAATTGTTTATACTTTTTTTATTTGTTTCCTAAAAGGAATTTTCTTTTTTGTTCTCTAGCACTTGAAAATACAGGCGTAGCAGTTGCGTTGCTATTCGTAGCAGTCGCTATTACAGTTGTACTTACAGGCTCTTTTTTAAGTTCTTCAATCTCTGCTTTCAAGTTTTCAATCTCTATTTCTTTTTCTTTTACAATATCAGTTAGAACTTGTTTCTCTTCTTTCATTGCTTCAATAGTAGCGTTTGCAGTAGTAAGATTGTTTTGAATTTCTTGTGCTTCTTTTTCTTTTGTCGCAATAGTTTCTGTTAAGTTTACTATTGTGTTTTCAAAATCTTTTTTCTCATCATCAAACTTTTTTTGTTCTTCTTTCAAAGCGTTAAATTCGTTTGATAATTCTTCGTATGCCGATTTTGTTACAAAGCCTTCATTTATTCTTGCAAGAACTTTGTCTAAAAATGTGTTGTTTTCCATATACTTATTTTTATAATTATTAATATCAAAATTTGCTGCTATCTTATAAGCATCTTCAAACTCGTTGTTGATGCTATCTTCTTTGAAGATTCCGTTTACAAAGCCTAATTCTTTCGCTTTAGCTGCGTTCATAAAATCTCCGTCATCTCCTGCTTTCATCAACTTAATGATAGTGTCTTTTCGTAAGCCTGTTTTATTTTTATAAATATTTACGATTGTTTCGTTAACGTCTGCAAGTCCTTTATCAGAGCCACCGTAAGCATGGTGTATAAAGAATTTAGAGTTTTCTCCAATCAAAACTTTATCAAATGCTGAACTTATAATTGTTGCGGCACTACCCGCCAACCCATAAATGTAAACTGTTCCTTTTATTCCTTGCCCTTTTACAAAATCGTAAACGGCAAGTGCTTCAAAGGCTAATCCACCGGGAGAAAAAATATGAATGTTAATTGAGTAATCTTTAAAATAATTCATCTGATATATAAATTCAGATGCCGAGAATGTTTCGCCAATAACGCCAAGCACATAAATATCTACTGTGTTTTCAGTTTGGTTTCGTATCTCAATATTTTTCATGTAGCAATTTTAAGCTACATTAAAAAATTAAGTGTTTCAAAAATTGGAATTATTTTTTTGTTATTTTATTTTAAATAAAACATAGCTTCGCTTTTATACTGCCCTCTAGATGTTGCAGTAGTTTGTCTATTACTAAAAGAATAGAACTAACCAAAAAAAGCACTTCCGAACTGCGACCTATTTCTTATGTATTCATAACCGAAATATACAAACACTCCGATTAAAGGCTTTTTCGTTTACCCGTCAATGGTTCTCATTGGGCAGCACTCGTTATCAAGCGTAGATATTGCGAGGTTTTACGGGCATCTTTTTTTAGTTCTCGATTGTTTTTTTGTCGGTTCAATCGCATACAACCTATGTACTTATTTTTTACTTGCAGCTTTTCACTATTCGCCAAACGGTAGTTTGACCGATGTTAAACTCTGCTGCTAAATCAAGAATAACATCACGCTCACTTCTATTGCTATTGCGATATTCTTGTTTAAATTTTTCTCTTATAACTATCTTTTGTTTCTCTCGATGCGGCAAGGAACATTTCAAAATATTTACCATTTCAGTAGTATTTTTTCCGCTTACAATTTCTGCAAATTCATCTAAAAAACTTTTCATAAACTTGAAGTATTTACTATATTGTTTCTTCTTGCTATACCGCTTTGAATGTCGGTAACGCTTGTAAATATGCGCATATTTTTTATTTCATCTGCAAAAAGTTTTGCCTGAATTATCGACTGGTCTATTTGCGGTCTAGTGTTTACCATACCACCACCTGCATAACCTCGCATACGTGCATTTTCAAGTGTGCTAATTATTGGTTGGTAGATAGGATTGTGGGTTATATGTTTAGGTACTACATACTCCCCACGATGCACTACCCCTGCTGGTTCGTACTTACCTCCATCGCCTGTATAACCGCCCTCTGCGAAGCCTGTCTTACTTCCAATTAATGATTTTATTTGAGCGAAAGATGCTATTATTTGTGCTGCTAAACCGATGTAAGTAGGTATTGAAGCAAGTCCTCCTGTTAGCAGATTAGCAGGGTTTGTTGGGCTTGTGGCATTTACTATTGCGTTTGATAATGCTGCCGCTTGGTTCAACGATACACTCGCTATAACAAACTTTCTTTGAGTTTCGCTTCCTGCCTTTGATAGCATTGCAAAGCTGTTAGCGAGGTCGCCAAGACTAGCAGTAGTTGCTATTGCGTTTTGTATATTTGCTTCTTGCAGTAATTTCTTTTCTTCTTCGTTTTTCTTAAATTGCTCAAACGCTGCTTGGGCTAACTGTGCATTTTTGGAATACGAAACTTCGTTGGCTGCGTCTAGTTCTTCTTTACGTCTTATTTCTTCATCTAGCTTATTGTTTTCTAAAACTGTTTCTGTTTCAAAATTTACAATTAAATCTTTTGCAATAATTTTTTCTAATTCGTACTTCTCTCTTTTCGCCTCTGTATTCTTTTTTGTGGCTGCGGCAATTTCATTTTCAACCGTTTTTATTTCCTTTTGTGTTTTTAAAAATTCCTTACTTCCTATCGCTTGTGTTTCTAATTGCTCATTTAATTCTTTTAGTTTTTGTTTTAGTGTTGCTAAAGAATTAACAGTACCACCACTTTCTCCAGTACCTTCTTCACTCCCTGTCATTGCTTTATTAACGTCTTTGGTTGACTTTAACAAACCAACGTATTTCTTTGCCGCTTCTTCGGCAGTCATGCCTAAATCAATGTATGCTTTTATTACTGCTTTGCGTGTTGATTCGCTCCGCAGTTGGTCATCTGTTAACTTGCTAAATGATTGCGTAACCTTCTTAATACTTTCATCTACTCCTTTAACTCCTAAATCAATGCCTGTTAATGCCATCAAATAATCGTTACCAAACTTTGCTAGACTTTCACTTGCCATGCCCGAAAAGTCAAGTAGATTAGTTAACCCACCAATAATATTTTCTATGCCATCTAAAAAACTTTTAACCCCACCCGACAAAACATTGCTGCCATCTTCAAAACTTAAAATGAAATTATCCCAAGCAACCCCAACCTTCTCCCATTTCCCTGCAATAGTATCATAATTCGTTTCCGCTTGTTTTAATGCGTTGCCCTGCTCGTATAACGCTCCGTTTAACTTTTCTACCTGCTCTCTTTGTCCTATCAACGTCAACGCTGCTGCGGCTGCTTCTTCGCCAAATAAGTTCTGTGCCAAAGTAACGTCTGTTACCTCCGTACTAAGCACATTCAATATATCATTAAAATTTTGCGTTGCAGGGTTCAAGTCATCTCTACCTGTTTTCGCTAATCTTAGTAAAATTGTTCTTAGTTTAGTTCCTGCCTCTGCTCCATCTAAGCCGCCTTTCGCCAAGCCTTGCAATAATGCATTTGTCGTTTCAAAACTTATGCCACTAGCCTTTGCAACACTACCTACATTCTTTAAACTCTCGCTTAACTTTTCAATTGGAGCTGTTCCTTTTTGTTGTGAAGTTGCTAATATATCCGTAAACATTGCAGCATCTTCCGCACCTGCTCCATATTGGTTCATTGCCTTTGCCAACGCTTCGGAAGCTACCTCCAAATCTAATCCACTTGCCTTACTTAATATTATAGCCTGTTCTGATACTTGTGCTAAAGCATCGGCATTGGCTAATAGTTCAGGTTTCGCACTACCGATTAACTTAAATGCAGTTGCTACTTCATTCGCTGACTTGCTCGTGCTTCGTGATACTTCAAGAACTTTTTGTTTTAGTATATCTAAATCTTTTCCTGTTGCTCCTGTAATAGATGATAATTCTGCAATGCTTTTTTCAAACTCAATTATTGTTTTTGCCGCCCCTTTGAACGCTGCTACTAAACCACCGATTACTGCCGTTACTCCAACAAAATCCAATGCCATGCTTTTCAGCTCATCGCCAAACGCTGCTCCCATCTTATCTCTAAACCTCATGCCACTTGCTGTTGCTCCTGATAAGTTATTATGGTATTCTCTTAATTGCGTACTACTTCCACGTATTGACGTTTGTAGTTCACGCATACGTGCTGCTATTTCGTGCGTTATCGTTCCGTTTGCCTCTTCGCGTAATTTCTTCAATGCTTCTTTATCACGTTCTAAGGCATAGGTAAGTTCATTGGCTGCTTTCTTAGCTGCTTCTGTTTCTAATATTATCTTAAATGCTACTGTTTCGGCCATGACTAATATGTTATAAATTCACACTTCGTTAATTGATTTTCGCCCACCTCATATTCTTTAACCTTGTTTAATATCACTAATATTTTCCCTTGTGGTGTTTGAATTATTTTTGGTTTGCGAAATGATAATGCTTCAATGTCGCTATCGTTTAGCTTCACGCTACATTCAATCATACTACCTTCTTTTATACGTCTTAGCGTGTTGGAATAATACAACTCAGTAAGCCCTGCTACTATGTAGCCGAAGCCGTAATCCGATTTATTAGCAAACAATAAACTACCATCACTCTGTTGGTTTTTGCTAGTAAAAACATGGAGGTAAGTAAATCTATTTATAGCACTACCGTTGACATTTTGCTTGTATTGTATTGCTCCTTCTTTTACAAGTCCTTTAAATACTAAGTAGGGGTAGTAGCTGCCGAAGTTTCTTTTTATCTTTGTGTTTTCCAAAGCCCATTGAAAACCGTTTTGCACTTCGTTGTATAAAGTAGTTTTCGGTGTGTAGAAATTTGTTTGTGCAATGGTTGTATCTTCGGTTGCGTTTTCGTTTGGATTAAATTCTACGTTATCCCCATAATATTTTATAAATTCTTTTTTCTCTTTTATCGCGGAGGTACTATTCCATAAATCTAAATCCGCTTGTTTATGTTTGAATAAAAAGTTCTTGCCAAACATTGTTGAAAGAGGTGTAATAGTATAATCTTCATCAACGCTTACTTTGTCCGTCCAATCCTCCGCATCTTGTGGACTTAAATAATATTCATCTTGCGGCAACATTAATACCTCTCCGTCTTTCTCCTCCATCACTAAATTAAATGTGTTTGCTAAAGAAGAAATAAAATCTTTTGGCTTAATGTCGGGTGCTGCTTCTTTAAGTGGCAACAACTCTCCAAATGGTAACTCAACGTCTAATGGCGTTATAGTAATAACACAATCAATTAGTGTCATGTTACAGATATGTATATCGCTTGAATTATCTTCTGTGCTTCTAATATTTCTTTCAATGTAAAATGCGAGTGCATCGCCTTGCGTAGCTTCAAATTCAAATGATACAGTAAACTTGGTGTATAGAATATCGGACGGTGTTTGAACGCCCGGATAACTTTTATAAATTACTTGTTCTGCATTAGCGATTTTCTCGTTCAATAACGTGCTACCTACTACTACGTTCAGCGTTTCATCAAGCCTGAAATTGCTTGTTGGTACTCCGATATTCACATCATGTTCTACCTGCGTGTACACCGTTGCTTTATATTTTCCTGTTTCTTGGGGGTAATAATAATCGTTGTTACCTCCAAACGTCCAATCAATATTTGCGTTTGTAATCTGATAAAAATACGGATTAATAAACGGCAATGTAGTGTACACTCCTGGACTTGGATATGTGTATGTGTGCTGCCCTAATCCTGTTGCTGTTGCAACGTGCAAGTTCTTCCACGCTTGGGGGGCTTTTAGTTTTTCTTGACTTCCCGATAATGCAAGTTCGGATATTATAGGCTTGTTGAAGAACGTATCGTTAAGTATATAACCTATCGTTCCGAAGATTGACTTTAACAAATATCGAACATAAAAAAAAGGAATCCAATTTTTAATCAACATACTTTCTTCTAGGCTGCCATTGATTTGTAAATATGGAAAAAAGATGTTAGCGGTGTTGCTGTTTTTGTTCCAACTGTCAAATATATTATTAGCTGAATATGGAAAATTATCGTTAAGGCAATCTTTTAGTTCTATGTTTTCCAACTTCGCAAACCAATCCGCATTATCAGCGTATACCGTACATTCGTACCCATCAGTATAAATCTTTTCAACTTTCAAAAAGCCTTTCATTACTACCGTTCCGTTGTTCTTTAGTATCGCCTCGTTTTTTTTATTTACAATATCTGAAACGGATTGCAAGTTATAAATGTGCTGAAATATCTTATCGTTGTTTTTTGTTTTCGGAATGGTGATGGTGTTGCTGTAACTCCCCTGCCTACGGCTTGGGTTGCCAATATCGTTGACCGCTTTTGTTATTCTAATTCCTAACTCCTGCGGTTGTAATTCAACATAATTCTTATTTAAAAATAACTCAACCATTTCTGTTTACCTCATCATAAGCCATGCTGAACGTATAGACAATATTGTGTATCGCTTCATCATTTGTATCAATGCTGCTAAAATTATCGCTCGTTATTCTTATCGGCAATCTTAATACTTCGCCATCTTCGCTATTTATTTCCCACCAAAGATTAGTTGAAGATAATATCTCTCTTAGCCACTCTCGCGTTACTCTATTTACCAATCCTGAATTAATTGTGTATTCAACACTAGTATTAATTGAGTAAGTGTTCCATTCTTTTTCTCCGATTGTTCTAAGGTTGTTCATTCTCCTTTTACTTTCTTTGCGGCTTGTTTTTTCGTTGCGTGAAATCTTACCATTGAAAGTAAATCCGTCAATACCTAACATCTTATTCTGCCAAAGTATGCGAACACTATCCCCACATTTGTCTTTAACATTAAACCTAAATGTTTCTGTTATCATTGGGTTTGCGGATTCTGTTTCCGTTTCAATGTACACATTGTAATAAGAACAGTTTGCTGGTACGGTAAGATAACTCATACCGCAACTTATTACCCAAAGCTGCTTATCATTGCTGTATGGTAATGTTTCTGTTTCGTTGGATATGTACACTCCATCGCTGTCGTAATAGTCAACTTGCACTACCCAATTTACGGCAGTCGGAAACGCTGCTTTATAGAATGAAAGTTGATAGCTTTCATCTTCGCTTATATTTATTGTTCTTGGCGAAAAGGTTAGAAACTTCGCAGGGAATGCACTATTATAGACTGCGACAAAATCATTGAGCGTAAGTGTTGAATCCGTTATTTGTAACTGCTCACTTACCACGTATTGCAGGTGCGTGTTGACTGCGTGAATAGAATGTAAACTTCCGAAGCTACTTTCTTTTCTATACTGCAATCCATTACCATCATAGTCTATGTATTGCCATGCGTGGGTTATTACAAACAGTCCAATATTATTTTCGTCTCTCGTTAATAACGCTGTTGGTACTGCATCTAATAGTTTATGGGCTAAAAGAGTTGAGCAATAAGGAGCAATATCGAAGTAGAATTTATTAGCTTCATCAGGGTAAGCGTACATCGTATGTTCATCTGTTCCCTTTACTATCTTCGTAAGTACTTTAAAATTCTCTAAATATTTGCCTACTAAATTTCCTGTTTCACTTCCTATAAATGCTGTATCAATAATGAATTTAGAAGGACTTACTGTTACTTTAATTCTGTAAAGTCCTTTGTAAAGAGTTCCTGTTGTAAAGTTTAATTTACTATTTTTTGCAGGGAAATTAAGTGCTGCCGACAATTCAACGTAAACCTCATTGCCTCCCAACCCATAAAAACCCGTTTCACTTTGATTGACCACCCTCATATACGTTACCGTTTTTAGTGTTCCATCGTAAGGATAGACAGGCTGCGACAAATGATATACAATAGGGTTGTACACCGCTAATACATCGGTGTATATTGGAACTTGTAAGAAGTTCGGTAATCCTATGTTTACATTAGTCGGTGGTGTTGGCGTGTTTGTCAACCCTTCTACTGGTGCAGTAGGTTCTCCTGTTTCTACTGGCATACATTAGCGACTTGCAATAATTGAAACTTCTACTAAGCAATCGCCACTCGCACCACCACGAACAATGTCTATACTAGTGAACGCTGCTGCCGATATTGATGTTGTACCACCAACATTAGCGTAAATTAATGGTGCAGGTAAGCACATTACCTTTCCCGGTGGTATAGCGTATGCAATAACAAATGCTCCTGTATCGGCAAAATTAATATAAGCAGTTTCTGTTGTTGACAGATTTTTAATGACAATATTTTTATAATTCGTGTATGTTGCACCTGCGGCTCTTGCACCAACAGTAAATATTGTTACCTCTGTCGTTGTTAGTAACAGTTTCTGCGTAAGTGCATCAGCGTTGGTAACGCTGTCTGTAAATGTGTATTGAACATCGTAGTTAGTATTGCTGTCTGCATCTACTAATTGTGTTTGGATTGAATGATTTACTACTACTCCCATGATTGTGTTTTTTAATTGTTATTTATTTTTTTATTTGTTCTTTAATATCGTTTTTAAAGCCTTTCATAAGATGTTCTGAAACATCTTTATTTATGCTATTTGCAAAAATATTTGTATTTGTTGTAAATACTTTAGTTCCTTTTGTTCCTTCCTTGCCTATCTTTCTTCTAATAAGATAAACTAAACTGCTTTCGCTTATATCGGTATATGATATTGGCTTTGCTCTTACCCAATCTAATATCGGAGTAATGCCTTTGTCGGGGTCATGTGGTGGCATCTTGCCCGGTCCACGACCTTCATTCACAAACACAAAATAATCCTCCGCGTATAACGTGCCTGTTACTGACGTACTACCAATAGAAGTTACAAACCTTAGCGACTTACTTAGCGTACTTGTTGAATTACTTTTTTTTACATTCAAATCTTTTTGAATAGCCGATACCATTACTTCGCCCTTGCTCTGCAATACATTTTTTAAGGTATCTAAAGTATTATTCATCAATCAAAAAGTTGTTCTGTTAAACAATAGTTTGCGTTTATGCTTATAGTGAATGGCTGCGTAATCTCGTAACCAATCTTATTGTATGTTTGGTAATCTACAAGTGCATTTGCTGTGCTGTTTTCAACTTCAAAATTCATTTGATACAGCTTACTGTTTATGGTCTTTTCTTCGCCCTTATATTCGATTATAAAGCGTGAAATAATATCTTTCCAAATATCGCTTGTTTTTACTAACCCCTCTCGAATATCCGTTGTACTTCTATCTTCGGGCAATATGTCTAATACTTGGAATATGCAGTTGTAGGTAATATTTAGTTGACCATTCACAAACGAATGATTAATAGAAGCAGGTAACATTATTACCGCAGGATATTTCTGCTCATAGTCGGGATTTTCTTCATTCTCTAAGCCATGATAAAATCGCTCAACCGCTTTGTGGCTTAGTGAAATCTCCTGAAAGGCAAGTATAAGAGGCTCTAACATACAACAGCAATTTTACTATTGTATTTTTTAAAAAGTGTTTCAGTTTTTGAAATAATTATTTTGAGTAAATCTCATTCGCTCCACTAACTATTGCATCATTCCAATTCTTGCAATTTAAGTACATAAATATTTCAATAACATTATAGTCCGTTACCTTATCTTTACGTCCGTAGATAGCTGCAATATGTTGTATGTCTTTTGCTAAATTAAATACGCTGAGATAACCCCCCAACTCATTACTCATTAGGTCGTACCCTGCCCCTGTGAGAGCTGCGGAATACTTGCTGTTAGTGTTCTCAAATACTTTCGGAAATCTTCCGATAAGCGTTTGTCGGAAGTCAAAAAAAAAGCGGTGTAAGTATAAATATCAATGAATTTTTGTTGCTTAAAATACAACACTCTTTTCTCTGTTTCTTCGCCTGTTTCCGCTCCACTCAATACAGCACAAACATACGGACTTGCTGCGGTATAGTCTGATATTTGTTTTAGGTAGTGGGTAACACTTTCGTACATTCCGTATTCTATTGTATCAAAGTCGGTAGGTAGTTTATACTTGCCTATCTTCTTCGGTATCTCTAACTTTGGAATGTTTGCAAATTGCTTTACAACGCTTTCAAGTGCAATAAATAATTCATCTACTTGTTTCTTTTTTAGTTTGCGTATTTCATCAATAGGTAGCCCTGCAACCGAGCATAACGCTTCTACGTCATTCGTTGCCTTTAACACCTTTTCGTATTGCTCAAACGTGAAGTCTGCAAGTGTTTCAGGGAATTTATATTTTTTATTATTTATTTCTATTACCATTTTTGTTGTGGGCATTTTTCGTTTATACCTTGTATTTTAAGAGTTATCGAGCAACCGCAAGTAAGCTGCTTTAAGTTTTGTTTGCGATATTTTTCTGCTTCAATAAACAATACTTCTTTAAATGTTTTCTTCGATTTCTTACCTCCTGTATAAAACTCAAACTTTGCCATTCCAAACGTACCGCAGCTTCTAATAATTCCGTTTGTCAGTTCAGGGCAACCGCTACAAATAGCGAAGCGTTCTTGCTTTGTTTTACGGTCTGCAATCCAACGTCCATACGGTAGCCCCACCGCTTTCTTTAGTGCGTTTAAAATTGTTTCTCTGCATGATGAACAGCCATACACCTCACTCTCTTTGTATTTAGTTCTACTGTTCGAGTTGTAAGCATCGAGTAATTCTTTAAGAACTGCTCGGTCTTTTTTTTCTTCAAACAATTCTATTTTCATTTTTAATTCTTCGGTAGTCATATTTTTTTTATTGAATTTTTAATTATTTCTTTTAATTCTTTATACTTTATTGCATTAAAATCTTTCTCATAAAATACTTCAATCTTTGTATTAGCTAAAGTAGAAGTTGTTGTGATGACATAGTAGTCTTTTATTTTATCATTTAGTTTTGGACGTATATCTTTTAGTTCTCGTTCGCCTATGTATCTACTGAATTGAATGAATAAGATTGGTTTGGTTTTTTTAGTTTTCATACGTATTGGTTTAGGAATGATTTGTTATTATTGCTTAGTAGCATTGTCAATGTATCTATTTGGTCATCATGTTGACCGTTGGGGAATGTAGCACATTCATCTAAGAAATCTGTTATGTATATTCCGTCTATTAGCTTCACTCTACCGCTTTCAATTATAGGTGCTACTGCATTTACCCTGCTTACCTTATCTTTGTCAGGCGGTGGGGCTTCTATTACATTCAACATCGTTTCTTTTTTAAGTTGCTGCACAATACTTTTACCACTTGCCTTTGGCTCGATGTATATTTTTTTTATTGCATAAAGTACCGCATTTTCTTTAATTGTTTTTATTAGTTCAGGGAACTCTTGCCACACTCTAATAATATTTTTAACATAAAACAAATTTCCTTCTTTAGCCCCTATCAATATGCTTGTAGGGTCGTTGCTTGTCTTAGAAGTATAAGCAGTATCTACAAACATATCGAACACCAATTTCTTTTCTTCTACTATCTCAAACCAATGCTTTTTAATTATGCCACCCTCCGCAGGGCTTGGCATCTGCAAATATTGACCACTATACCCATAACTACCTAATCCTATACGTAAGCCCTGCAATACTTCTCTGTTTAATCGTTTTTCAAATAATAAGCCATTGGTATAGTTGGCTGATAATTCTCTAGGTTTAATCGTTTGCGTTACCTCCGCAGGTAAATTGATATGCTCCCATTTGTCAGGCTCTAAAGAAATTAAATGCCCCGTTAAATCCTTTTCGTGTAACCTCTGCATTATTATTATGAATATGCCTTTCTCGGGGTCATTCAATCTACTTCTTAATGTTTCATCAAAAAACAAATTAGCGTTTGTTCTTTCAACTTCACTCCTTGCCAACTGTGGGTTTTGAGGGTCATCAATTACTATAACGTCCCCACCCATTCCTGTAATTGTTCCTCCTGTGGAGGTTGTATATCGCAGCCCTCCTTGTGTATTGCTGAATACTGACTTTGTGTTTTCGTCTTTCGTTAATTGAATATCAGGAAATAATTTTATAAACCAATCGCTCTCTATTATTCTTCTTGCCGCTAAAGATAGTTTAAGGCTCAATCCATGCGAGTAAGAACTTGAAACAAATTGTATATCGGGTTTTCTTACCCATAGCCAAATGCTAAAGAAAACATTTGTTAGTTCACTCTTTAAAGTTCTTGGTGGTACATTAATAATTAAATGCTTTTCTCTTTTGTTGCCTTTTATTAAATTCTCGGCTAATTCTTGCAGCTTATCACATATAAACTCTATGTGCCAATTAGTGTCAATCTCTTTACCGTTATGCAACTGTTTGAACGCTTCCTTAGAGAAGAAGTAGAAACTACGTCTACATAGTTCTGCTTCTACCTTGTCTTTACTTATCGAGTAGGCTTCTAAGCTGTTCAAGTTCTTCTTTTGAATATTTAGAGAAGTCAATATTTACTTTTGTATCCGTGTCGTCTGTATATTCTACTCTTGCTAATTTAGGTGTTGAATATTCGAGTAGTTGTAAGAATGATTGAACGTAGTCTTTGCCTTCTAATTTATCCAACTCCTTTTCAAACTTACCTCTACTATTGTTCGTTACAAATAGTAGGAACTTTCGCAAATTAGCAGTTTCTTTATTCTCTGCCCCTTTAGGTCGTCCTGTTGCTTTTCCTTTTTCGAATGGCATATTATAATCTATTTATTTTAATAACTAAAATATTTAATTTACTAATAATTAAGCATTTAGATATTTAGGCTGTAAAATCTACTCTTTTCTTGTATTCTTTTCAATCTGTTTTAGCAACTCTGTTTGTTCGTTAATCTTGAAATACCAAAGTATAAGATTACGAAATAAAGCGAGTACGCCTATTGCTATACCAGCGAATACTATTAATGCGATAAATGTTCCCATAGTTATTTTAATTTAGTTTTTGCAAATGTAGTAATAATTTTTAAATCTCATTAATTTTCATTTTTTTTAATTGAGCATCTGAAATCCAAAGAATTTCCCCTAAATCGTTTTTAACGTGTTCTAAGGTCGTTAAATCTATAAAGCTATGGTAGTATATACCTTGCTCGGTTTTCGTGCCTGTAAACGCAAATAAACCGCCTTGTGGGTACTTGTTTGTTTTTAGTAGTACCTTTAATTTTTCGTTGGGGTCAGAAAGGGTACTCTTCTTTTTGCTCATCGAAGTTTGTGTTTTTAAATAATACATTGCTATCTTGCCATTCGTAGCATACGTTTTCGTGTCTTTCGTTTAGTAATCGTTTGCTTTCGACCTCAAAAAACAAGCCGACAATATAATCAACGATACCTAAATCTCTATTCTTGCACACTTCGATATAGTTAGTATATTCGTCTAAAAATGTACCCATTTCTTTTGGAAAGAAGTCTAAAACATTTTTTTGAAAATCAACATTATTCCGGTGGCAAATTATAACATTATCAACCGCATTAGATAAATCGGAAGTTCCTGAAATATCATCTTTACGTAGGAATCCTACCGCCTTTCTTGGGTGTGCAATGATATGAATATGAATATTTTTTTCTTTTGCTAAAGTGCAAATTCTTTTTATTAAAGTTGATTGTTTTTCGTTTTGAAACCCATCAAGGCTAAGAATATCTAGTGTCATAAGATTATCTAAAACAATCGAATCTACTCCCTCACGTTCTATTAGTTCGTTTATCTCTACTAGTAATTGCTCAAAATTATTACCGTAATAATTATTATAAATCCATAATTTACCGTTCAACCATTCGGCAATCTTATCTGAAATATTCTTAGGCGTAACATACACTCCCTCCCAGTTTGTAGGTGCGTTGAACTGCCTCCCTGCCGCCTGTAATGTTATCCAATTCTTTACTCTAAACCCCGTCAACTCGCCCGAATATAATGCAAACTTAAAACCTTTATTAATTCCGTTAAGCATGATTTGATTGATTACGGTACTTTTTGCCGAACCATTCTTGCCGCTCCACAAAGTTACTTCGCCTTTATTGAATCCAATTATTTTTTTATCTAACATCTGAAATCCGCTTGGAATAGATATTATTTCACTGCGGTCTATTGATTCAATTTCCGAAAGCTGCAAGAATTTTTTACCTCGTTCTGTATTTTCTGTTTGTGGCGATAGTTCAGGCTTGTGTGTTATCCTGTTTGTTTGTTTCTTGTCGTATGCCGTAGGCTCAAATAATATTCTAACATCTTGCCATTTTTTTTCTGAACATGAGTTATGAAAACATTTATATCCTATTGCACCACTTGAAGTTTTAAATAAACAAGCGTCTTTGCCTTTATGATTTGAATCAAAAAAACAAGCGTCTAAAATATATTTAATTCCGTCCCCATAATTTTGTGTTGAAGTTATTGGAATATTGTGTTTTACAATAAAATTATCTAAATCAAACTCGTCTTTTCCATAATTGTTTTGAAATTTCGGGGCTTCTTTTTTAGGTAGATTATCGGCAACTTTTTTTAAAAGTTCAATCGGTGTTGTTTTTATTATTTCAGGCACTCGCAATAGTTTTGATTCTCTATGTGGGCGTTCCTCTGTCGATTGCCCTTTTCGTGCAAATGTTCCGTATAGTTTAGTTATTCTTGAAGCATTAAACACACTCTTATCGACCTCCGCCCCGTCAACAGTAAAATACATATCCAACACTTGTAAGAACTTTTGTAGCAACTCTTTACTATCATTATCGTTTGGTAAATCAATCTTGTAAAGTAAATGAAATCCATTGCCTGAATCGGTGCAAATAGGCTCACAAAAACCTATATCACGCAAATAGGTGTATATTTTATTTGCAACATTTTTAGATTTGCTTTTTTCTTCCGTTGTAGAACTTACACCAGTAGCACGTTTTGAATCAACATCAATTAAAATCCAATTTCTTTTTGTAATTTCATGGTCGCTGGTTGTGTTTTTTGGACGTTCTATAATTTTGTCTTTTTGTTCCCTCGAATAACAAGCCTCGTTAATTTCGTTTAAAACGAAATAAATATTATCATTCTGAAATCTTTTTAGTTCGGGTAAAAGTTTCTCGCAGTCCCGAAAATATCCCGAATAGGTTTTATTGCCAACTATTCTAATTTCTATTAGTTCGTTTGGCTTTAGTAGTTCTAACGTATATCTAATTATGTTTTCGTTCATGTTCGGCTTTTAATCGGTTAAATTCGTTTAGGTCAAATCCTTTTGAGTAATCATATTCAAACGGTGGAATATCTTTTTTTATGTCTTTAATTTCAATTTCATCGTTCCAGCGTTCCTGATTTAAGAAAGTTGTGGCATGAGGTTGAAACTGTTTGTCTTTTATTGCAGCTTTAAAACTCGGCAGCATTTCAAGAATTTTATTTTGGGTTGACATTGGTAGCTTATCCCATTTCGTTTTACATTTATTTCTATCGCCAACCTTCTTGTCGTACAAATCCCAAAATGTTTCAAAAGCAATTTTTTGTTCATCATCTTTTTTTGGTACACCAACATTTTCTGTTGGTAAACTTTTATTTGTTATTAGGTTATTAGGTTTATCTATACCTACAATGCTTTGGACTTGCTTTTCACTATGCTTTAGCGTTGCTTTGGTAAGTGCTTTAGTAGGTGCTTTGGTATTTTTTACCAAAGCAATGATATCAGCAGAATACTGATTTTTACTCTTTTGATAAACTTTAATAAAACCAAATTCAACTAAATCATTAAATGTCTTTGAGTATGTTTTATAGTTTTTTATTCCAATAGCATCTTTAGTCATTTCCATTGGTAAGCCAAATTTTTCTTTCCACCCTAAACGATTACAATGTTCTATTATAAAAAAATACATAGCTGTATGGTTTGGACTTATTTTTTCGGGGTTTTCAAAACACCAATCAAACCACGCTCTTGAAAGTTCGTAACTATTCATTTGTTTTCTCCTTTTATTTTATTCCAACAAATGCCACAAAAATACTTCTTACAATATTCCTTACTATGACTTATTTTAGAACATGATTTTTCCATAGCTTCAACAACTTCATTAACACCTAATTCTTTTATAAATTTTTTAACGGTTAATCTAAAAGACTTAATAAATAAATATCCAAAAAAAGAACTATAGACTTCTTCAACTTCATCTATATCTTTTTCAATTATTCTTTGTTCTTTTAATAGAATTTTTTTATATTGCAAATATTGTTCTTGTGCTATTTTTTTACGTTCTATTGTTTCAATTAATGGAGTTGGTATTGATGTTAGTTTAATATTGCTTTTCCCTCTATTACAATCAAAACAAGCTGTAATTAAATTATCTTTGGTTGTTTTACCATTCTTTGATACTGGAACAATATGGTCTATTTCTAATGGAACTTTTGGAGGCTTCGCTCCGCAGTATTGACATTCGAAGTTATCTCTTTTAAATACTTCGAAACGCATTCTTTTACTTGTAGGTTTTCTTAATTCACTCATATCGCTGTTGGTTTATATTCAAACCAAGTGCAATGTGCGACCAACAGCGATGAAGATTACGCACAAAGCACAAGGCTTGAAATTATTTAATTTATAAAATATTAAATATCATTGTCGCTGTTGGTTATTAAAGTGCAAATATACAAAAAAATATCAATCAGCAACATTTAATTTATTTTTAATTGCCTCTTTCAGTCCGGTAGATAATTTAGCTTTTTCAAAAAGCCATTTAAGATGATTGAACTCCCACTCATTACCACAGTCATCGCATCTATATTCTTTACCGTCTTCCCATTTTCCTATACAACTTTGTTTAGTTTCATCTGCACCACACTTAGGACACTTAGGAGCTTCGGGTTTGCTCAATAATTTTAGTTCGCAGTATTTTTCGCAAATGTTTTTTAGTGTTTCAACGCTTACTTCGTCTGTTATTGTCAATACGCCTAAGGATTCTATTTGTTCTTCTAAATAGTTTTCTAATTCCTTGTTCATTTCTATTTGTTTTTAGTTACCGCAAAAGTACAAAAAAAACAATTCGAAAAATATTTTTAATAAAAATAATTAATATTTGAATTTAATAATAAAAAACTTTATATTTGCAAAAAAAACTTATGACAAAGAAAAAAGAAATATTAAAAGCCTTGATAAAAGGTAAATCATTAACTACGCTAGACGGTGTCAAGATGTTTAATACAGTTAAGCTGAATACTCGAATAGGGGAATTAGAGAAAGACCTGCAATTCCTTTGCCTACGTACTCCACAGGAAAATAAGAAAACGAAAACGCATTACCTCCGATATTCGCTGCCCACTATCACGGCAGCACAAAGAAAACGCATAAATAACTACTTAAATGTATAAGATTATCGTAACCGACCCGACTGGCGTTGTATCGCAGCACAAGGGCTTGACGCAGGTGTTTAAAGACGTGCAACTTCCCTTCCACCAATATACTGTGTACAACTATTTTTGGCGATGCAAGTTGATGAAGAAAAAGGTTAAAAAATACGTAAACAACGGGTGGACGTTGGAACTGAAATAACGGTCGGGGATTGGCTTTCGTTGCCGTTGCTCGATTAACCGCAAAAGATTATTAACCGCTTAAAACTTAAATATATGAACAAACTTTCAAAAGAACCACAAGGCAATGAAGCTAATACCTTGTTACCTGCCGTTATTTATAATGAAGTAATTAACAGCACTGAATACAAAAAATATTGCAAGGTTTACAATGTCAAAATAAAGGAAAGTGAAAAAGAAGTTGCTATGTATCTTATATGGAAATCATTCGGGTGTTCCTTATAATGGCAGGTAACGTTTTGCGGCTTTGCGATGGCCGCCAAAAAGAAACTAATTATTAACCGAGATGTGTCAGGCGGCTATTGCAAAGCCGATGTTAGCCGCTGGCCTTTCTCACAACACAAATAAAAATGAGTAACAAAAAAGCAGCCCTATTAGCAGGTATGTTAGCCGCTACTATGGCAGAACAAGAAAGGAAAGATTTTTACGAATTTACAAACCCTTACGCTGGATTGGATGGACTAACTTATAGCGGCTCTGGTCAGAAAAGTTATTCCAAAAGCCCGCTAACCAAAAAGCAAAAGAAAGCAAGGGCTGCGTCTAAACGTGCAAAACAAGCTCGTAAACGTGGTCGGTAGGCTTGCGGCTAACTAGCGGCTAACCGCCATTCGGCTTATAACTGATTGGCAATTAAATACGTAACAACAGATAATGAAAATTGAAATAAAAGAAATATGTCAGAACACATAAAAGCGGCTATGCTTGAAAACATAGAGCAAAACCTAATCGAAATGATGGCAAACTATTTAGATAGTGAGAGCCTACAACTTGACCAAGCAATAGCATTGGTAAAAGACCCAATACCAAGAGAAGAAAGCGAGTTGCATACACGAATGGCAAAAGCGGCTTTTCTTGAATATACGAAAACTGTTGTTGATGAAAATTGAAATAATCTCTAAGGTAGAAAGTGGGCGACTTAGCCGCAACCGTAAGCTAATTGAAGATACGATAAAATCTTTCGAGGGCAAAGAGGTTGTAATTTCAATCGAGAAAAAAAAGAAAAAAAGAACAGGGCAGCAAAACAGATACCTACACCTATTATTTACGATATTCGCCAACGAATTGAACGAACTTGGCAACAAATTTACAGCACAAGAAGTAAAGGATTTATGTAAGTTCAAGTTTGCGTTGATTGACGTTGTTAACGAAAGCACTGGCGAGGTTATAGGGCAAAGAATACAAGGCACAAGCGAGCTGACAACTACTGAACTGAACGCATTTATAGAAGAAGTAATACAATGGGCAGCGGAGATGTTCGAGATACAGCTACCATACCCAAACGAAGAAATTGAAATGAAATTTTAAATATGAAAATAGTCATAAACACCCCCCTACCAACGCTGAATGAGTATATTTCAGCCGAAAGAACTAATAAGTACATCGCTTCGGCAATGAAGAAGAAAGCAACGAATAGGGTAGCGATAATCGCCATGAGCCAAACTAGGGAACAAATCGCCTATAAGGTCGATATTGTGTTTACGTGGTTTGCTCCGAATAACAAAATAGACCATGATAATATTGCCTTTGCTAAGAAGTTTGTTTTAGATGGGCTGGTCCAAGCTAAGATACTGCCGAATGATAGTGTTAAGTTTGTTGGCAATTTTAAGGACATTTTTTGCCTTGATAAAAATAGGAATTACATTTGTTGCGATGTAGAATTATTGCCGTTTGGAACAATTATCTGAAATATGTATGTTTAAGCGTATAATCTATATACCAGTTGCTCTCGTTGCGATGTTTCTAATATTTCCTATTGTAGCAATATTTTTATCTCTTGCTTATATTATAACAGGTAACAGCACTATGCTGAATAATGTACTTATAGATATATTTTAGATAAATATTTAATAATATTGTTTAATATTAAATAAATATGTGTATATTTGCCTATTGAAACTAAAAAACTAACTAAAAAACAAACGGCCATGAAACCACAAATTATTTTAGAAAAACGAACAACCCCTAAATGCGGTTGCGGATTATTCAACTGGATTGAATTAGGTAAAAGAAACCTTGAATTACTGAACTTTATTAAATCAAACGCAAAAAAGAATAAAAGAGAGTTGGCTAAAGAAGTAATAAATCACGTCAATTTTATGTACAAAGGAACTTATGAATATAATAACGCATTAAGATTAATTAAAGCCGCTTTAAACACTAATAATGAAAGTGCTTATGAATTAAGAGATACTAATGGAGGAGTTAGGAATGGCTTATGGATTATGCACTTCGATTTTACTTTAATTTACGTTAGATAAAAAAAACAAATAGCCATGAAGCACACTATTGACGAATTTACGAAAGATAATTACAGATTGCAGCTACGATGTTGCGGCTACGACCTAGAAGTCGATTACGACCGCAAGAACGATGAAGTAGAGGTGTTGAAAGTAGATGGATTTGAGCCAACAGAAGCGTGGCTGGATGTAATATTTGAGAATATTAAAGAACGATTGCTTACAGATTGCTTTCGAGCAGCAAATAAAGAAGATGAGCGAGAACTTGCAGAGCAAAAGGAATGGGAGAATTTCACGGCAACACATACGTACCAATGAAGCCAACTACTTACATATTGACGTTCATCTACTGCGGTCAGATACGGCAGTTGTTCAGGAGTACCAATGTCGGACTTGTTCAATACGAACTGCAAAAGAGAAAGAAATTGCAGGAATATAAAGGTGGCAAACTACAATTACGAACAGAAATAGGATTAAAACTAAAACCAATATTATGAAAATTAAAGACGATTACAAACGCATACGCACTATCATTCATTCGTGTAGAGGTAACGTGAAATTCGCCCCAGCCTGTTTGAATTTGGTGAGGAATTTCAGGCAAAACAACAACAAATACTTCGGGAATATTTTTGCGGATAAGTTGTATAAGTCAATGGAGTTGCAGTTTGGCTAACGTTCCGCAGATGAAAGTGGAATTGATATGTTTTGCAAAAAATGTGCTGAAAAATAAGCAAACTAACGTGTCGCAGATTGGCGGTCGTTTTAATGCAGCCAATGTGCTGTTATAAGCTGGCTGCGGTTGATTAACGAAAAACTTAAATTTAAATGAAAATATTAATAGCTTGTGAGGAGAGCCAAGAAGTTTGCAGAGCTTTCCGAGAATTAGGATTTGAGTCTTATAGTTGCGACTTACAAGAATGTAGTGGTGGTAAACCTGAATGGCATATTGTAGGCGATGCAGTAAAGGAGGCTTATAGTGGCAAATATGATATGATGATTGCCCATCCACCTTGCACCTATATGAGTAGGGCTGGTGCAAGATGGATGTATCCAACGGCAGGAAATTTGTGCCAAGATAGATACTCAAAAGCAATGGAAGCGAAGGCTATGTTTTTGGAACTACTTAACGCACCGATTGAATATATTGCGGTTGAAAATCCAACACCGTTAAAAGTAATAGGATTGCCAAAACAAAGCCAAGCGATACAGCCCTACGAATATGGACACGAATACAGCAAACGTACATTATTGTGGTTGAAAAATTTGCCACTATTAAAGCCTACTGATATTAAAAGCAACTATAAGCCGTATTTGCCGAGCAATACTGGAGGTAAGAAACGAGGACAGAAATACCAATTTGTAAACATCACTCAAAAGGAAAGTTCAAAAACTTTTAGTGGGGTGGCAAAAGCTATGGCTGAACAATGGGGAGCTTTCATTCGGAGCAGGAACGTAGCAGCTTGCTTATAACTGACGGGTATTTGCGCTCGTTTTAATGGCGCAAATACTGTGTTAGCTTTAGGTTTGCGTGGGTGGGATTACGAATAATTTAAACAATAAAAATATGTATCACGAAAAATTAGTAGTAAACGAAAATGGTGACAAGGTAAATATCAGAGTTCATTTTTGGCTCTCTTATGATAAACCTTCATACTCCATTGATTTATTTATATGTAAAAAGGGTAAACGTAAATTCTTCAACCTATCATTTGATGATTATAGCTACCGAGCATTATCAATGGAAGATAGAACCGTTTACAGATATAATAAATTCAAAGAGTATGTTACCGAAGAACAAATTTTAGAAGCCAAAAATGAACTGTGGAATTTACTTTCTCCGAGCGTGGCAAAGCAAACTTGAAGCTAAAAAATAACTAAAACTAAAAACTAAAACTATGGAATTTATGAACAACTCAAACGAAATGAAAACAATAGTAGAAACATTCATTATCGAGGAAACTCAATCGCTAATCTACGACAACGAGCAATTAAACAAGTGGAATGAACTTGTTGACCAGCTAGGATTGCAAGGTCAAACGCAAATTGTGAAACCTAATAAATCGCCAATTCCATTTATGCACCTAAAGCAATCAATGGCAGAAGTATTCAAGACGTTATGCCCTCGAATAGTTGGCGTGAAAGAATACAATATTACACCTATTCCAGTAGAAATATTAGACTTAATCGCACTCTCTGTTCGTGAGGGATATTTTGAAAAAATACAAATATGGTATGATGATAAAAACCCCGACCCATGCTGCATTGGAGTGAACTATCAAACTTATTATTCAACAAACAATGAAGGGCGGCTACAAACTTCTTTTAACTCAAAAGAAGAAGCATTAACACACATGGCAGAGAATGGGTGGACAAAAGAAAAACCCTATCCTATAAATGAAACTTACTACCTACTTGGAAAGTGGGCAGATGTAAGACATTCTTTTGAGGAATTAAAAGAAATGGCAATGAAAAGATACATGAATGAGCAAGGCACTTATTTACTTGATAATATCAAAAATATGCAACGTCAATTAGATGATTTGCAAATCGAAGCAACAAAAAAATTTAACTAAAAACTAAAAATTATGAAAATCGAAAGTAAAGGAAAAATCGAAGAAAAGACAGGCAAGAATGGTAAACCGTACTACACCGCAGGGTTAAAGATAAACGGACAATGGCATAACGGATTCTTGAATAAAGATGACATTGCGAGGTATGAGAAGTTGACAGATGAGGCAACAGGTATTGAATTGTATTCAGAAGAGTTTAACGGTAAAACATACCAAAAGTTTAAATTTATTAATGAGAAAGATGCTCGTTTATTAGCGTTGGAAAACGCTGTGAAAGCCTTACAAGAAAGACTTGACAATCTCGAAAGGGGCGGTTTATGATTACCAAAGAAGAAGTTATCGAGAATTTATTTAAAAGTTCTCGAATAAAAACAATAACAATGACCCGTATCAATTACGGGTCAAAGAGGCTCTATGTTGCGTTCAATCCTTTCAATGCTTATTCGGGGTTGACTGGGGCGTTGAACGCTGCCACGTTCAAAGGAAACATTGATAATAAGCGTTTAGACGGTTGGCGTAATAAGATGATAAACGAATTAGGCTCTATTGAACGCCAAGAAGCATACCTTAATACAATGGCAGATTTCGGAACAATAGTACATGAAGTGCTTGTGAGGGCATGGGAGCAGGGATATTTGGATTGGGAAAAGGAAAAGGAATATGCAGAGAATTATTTTATTGCTTCGGCACAAAAAAATAAGATAGCGATAAACGAAAATGTATTACAATCCCAAGTATTCGAGTATTGCAAGTCCGCTGCAAGTATTATGCAGTTCTTATACGATGAGGTGGAGGAACTATTCGCAGTCGAAAGTATGTGTAAGAGTGATGTTTTGCAAATCGCTACGCCTGTTGATGTTGTTTGTAGGTTGAAAAGTGGCAAGATTGCAACACTAAACATTAAAACAAGTTCGCAGATTAGCGACCACCAACGGGAGCAAGTGGCAATGGAAAGATATTTATGGAACGCAACCTATCCCGATTGCCAAGCGGACGTAACAGGGATTATTCGCCCGAAAGATTGGTCGTTGAGGAAAGGCGTACCGACTTATGAACTTGAAATTTTAGGTCGACAAACAGAGGATTTGTTTTTAGGTTCTGCACTAACAAGATTGCAACTTTGCAAGAATGATAGTAAGAGTTCTTATATTAATTGGAGCAACGAAACGGTAGAATTTACAGGGCAAACGAAAGTTGGAGAAGCCCCAAAATTAGAAACAAAAACACTTGAAGAAATTTTAACTAAAATTAATTAGCCATGAATATTATAGACTGGACAGACTTTGAGAAACGCTTAGATGCACTTGAAAAGTCAATAGAAAAACAAAACAAAGAGATTAACGAGATGCGAAAAAGCGATATTGATTTTAAGATAAAAATGGAAACTTCGTGCATTGCTCTTAACTATGTGTTGAACGTGAAATTTAATTAAATGAAAATAACTATCTTCGTGCTGTTGCTATTTTGCAATGTTGAAATACCGAAAAAAAGCGATGTACAACTTGTAATAAATTGCGGTAACTTCTGTAAGAACAAGCAGCAGCACGAAATGGTTTATGTTAAATCTAAAAAACTTGTAAGATGAAAGCAGAAATGTTAAATATCGCAATGGCAATTAAAGGTAAGATTATGGCAGGTTGGCAACGTGCAGACATACTTGAAGCTCATAAGATTACCACCGTTCAATATGCTACGCTATTGCGGTTCTACGTCCAAGCAACAAACAAGCCCGAAAAAGACTATCCACTACTAATGTATCGAACACGATACACGGAAGAAGAGTTGAAAGTCGATGAGATGAAATGCGGCTCTTTTATGCCATGCACGTTTGATGAGCTTAGCGAAAGTGAAAAGGAATATTGGTTGTATTTAGAGGAAGGTCGGAGGGATTTTGGGTAACGGGTTCGGGCTATACGCAGTTGCAAAATTGCGTTGGCTTGTGGGTGGCTTTGCAATTGCCGTTATAGCCCGTGTTATCGGCTGCCTTTTTAGAATTTAATCACTTAAAATAAAACAATATGTTGCTAACATTCACAAAACCAAAGTTTGAGCAGCTAATAAAAGACTGCGTAAAAGTTCACACAATCAGAGCCGACAAAGGAAACCGTTGGCAAGTTGGAACTAAGATTCATTTTTGGCGTGGCAATCCACGAAACACAAGAGGTAAAGAAAAGCCGTATCAGTTCGGGACTGGCGAGGTATCACGAATTGAAGAAGTTAAAATAAATCCACATTTGAATTATGTGGTAATTGATGGTGTAGAGTTCCGTGCTAAAGGTGAACTTGATGCTATCGCTATCAATGATGGCTTTGAAAGTTGGGAAGAAATGAAAACATTTTTTACTGATGTATTTGTCGGTAAGCTAATATTTTGGAAGAACTGTCGGTGGTCGTAAGGTTGCCGATAACGTATGTTATAAGCCGTTTTTATGTACATATCAAAGAAGGATAGAGAATTTATAAAACAGAAGTTTGGCGAAAAATGTGCCTATACTGGAACTGATTTGAAAGAAGATTGGCAAGTTGACCACGTTAAGCCACTTATTCGGAATTGGTGGACAAATACGGCTATGTTTGAAGATAATCACAAATTAGACAATATGTTTCCTGTGCAAAAGATTGTGAACCATTACAAAGGGTCTTTGGATTTGGAGACATTTAGAACTTGGTATTTAGGTGGATTGCACGAAAGATTAAAGAAATTACCAAAGAACCCGAAGATTGAAAAAAGCATTAAACGCAAAGCCTACTTACTTGAAGTGGCTCAACTTTTCGGGATTGAAATAGATAAACCATTTTCAGGCACGTTTTTTTTTGAAACGCTGTCTTAAATGGCTTATAACGGTACGCAAGTTGGCGTTTGTTGCCGACTTTTAAGCACAACAGTATCAATTTAAAACAAATTTTAATATGAAAAACGAAACTTCAACAACTCACAAACGCGGCAATAACGCTAACTTGCTGTTATGTTGGTGCGGTGGCTTGTGTGTAGGGCAGTTGTATTAATTAATTTAAACTTTTAGCGATGGCTTATAATAGTGAATATCATACAGAAAAAGAATTGAAAGAAATTCAAAATTGGGACATAAAAGATGCTCATAATTTAATTGAAAGATTAAGAGATATGTGGGAATACAAAAATCACTTCATTGAAAATTGGGGACTTGACCATATACACAAAGAAAGACCCGTTTTGATGTTAGAATTACATACAGGCGGATTGAGCGGAAACGAAGATATAATTGAAGCATTACAAAAACACAAACTATTTTGGATGATGTGGTGGTGGAAATCAGAAAGAGGCGGACATTATTATTTTGAGATTGATTTTTCAGCGATTGGATTTAAGCCAGTAAATAAATTTACAAAGGATAATAAAATTACAAGGCAGTATGTATCAAAAGCAAAAGAAAAGTTTGAATGGATTGTTATATCACATGGTAAACGACTTATCCGTGCGGTTGCAAAAGTTTAAATTAATTAATACAATTGAACATAACTAGTTGCTAACCGTATGTTTATTTTTAAATAACTAATTATGAGTAATATAACTGCATATAATCCAAACTTCATAACGTATTCAAACTACTTATTTTTTAACAAAAAAAGGTTGGCTTTTCGCAAAAAAAACCTTTTCGATATTACAACCAACAACCCTATTTACATTCCACGTTCAGAACGTGGTTGGTACGTTAATAATAAACTATTGACCGTTAAAGATATTGAAGAAAAGATAGTTAATAAGCCTGTAATAATTGACATATCACACTTACAATGGTACATTCAAGAACAATTAATTAATTGTTTTGGATTAACGCTTAATCGCAACTGCGACCGCCAAGCCTACTAACAACACTATCCACCAATGTTTTTCATACCATTTTTTCGGAGCGTACACTATACGTTCTACTGGTACTTCTACTATAATGGGTAGTTGTTCTTGCTTCTTTTGCGTTTTTAGGCTTAGTTTACCGTCAATTAATGTTAGATGAATAGCAAGTACACTATCTTCTATTAGCGTGTCTATGTTTAGGTATTTATAGCTTGTGATGTATTTTTTTAATTTCAGCTTGTATTCCAAATTATCAATCAAAGACAATGCACTATCAATACTATTGCTATCTACTCTGAATACTAAACTATCATAGCGTATGTATTCCTTAGTGTATAACGTATCATGCACTTGTATTGTGTCTGCTCTTAATATTCGAGGATTCTTTTTAATTGCCCTACGGATATGCCATTCAGCCGAACATGAAGAAAGTAGTACGATAAACAGTAATAACAGAAAGAGTAGTAGTAGCGGCACATCTGACTTATTTCTCGGAGAATAAAAATCAATCATTGTTTTATTTTTGGGTGTACAAATATTACGCCTTTTCCATACGTCCTTCTTCTTCGCATTACTTGACCTCCGTTGCTTTGGTTTGACAGCGAGGTATTGCCCTCTATTGTTTCAAAATAATGTTTATCAATTTGCTTTACAAAAATTCCTGTATGGTCGAAACGTCCATCTTTATTCCAATCAAAAAATACAATATCCCCAGTAATAGGAGTTGTTGTTGTTTGCTTTGTTTTTGTGAAATGTGCTACTGCCATTTGGCAACCTGCAAAACCTTTTGAAAATCCAATGTTACCAAGTGGCATACCTGCTTTATCGTAACACCAACTCACAAAGATACCGCACCACGCAACGCCATCAAAACCAAACCATTTTCCATACTTCGTTTTATTGGTGTTTGATGGTGTTTCGGTGTAGCCGATTTCTTTTTCAGCTATTTCAATTATTTTACTCATGTTTTTTCTCTCCAAAAAAATTAGTTAGAAATTTCCCTGCAATACCAATTACTATCACTATTCCAATGATAATTTTTAATTCTAAATCGGTAAATACTAATCGTAATTCATCAAACGCAATCAACCCACCACCACCTATCAATGCTGAACAAGCAAGTAGAGTATCGCCAATCTTTCGCCATTTCTTATCCGTTGGCTTAGTGTAATATTCTTTTATTTTTTTTTGCATAACTTCTTTATTTTTTCAACGAACTGTTCTAAATTAATTCCTATAACAATTAAGAATGATACTATACTAATTGACTTTAACGCAATAGCTAAAATCAAATCAAAACTTGCCAATGTCATTGTCGCTGTAATGCTTCCGAGCAACAAGCCCGACTTCGTTATGAGTGCTTCAATGTTGTGTTTCATAGTCTTTTAATTTGTCATTTACCCATTTTTGTATCGCTGTCATTTCCCATATTTCGGGGAAATCATTGCCTGAAATA